GTTTTGGGTTTTCTAGACTAAATATTTTATATACTGATTTGAATATGTCTAAATTTTCTTCTTGTGTTCTGTCGGATTCGTAAATTTCCCAATTTTTTCCCTTGATTTTTTTACCATTTTTATCTTCACCGCGGGATTGGGACTTTAGCCAAAGAATTCCTACTCGATCAATTTTTTTACCAAAACATTCTTCATAGCATTTAGCATAAACTGCTCCTTGTAAATCGTATGTAGTCTGGAGATGGTTTGATGTTTTAAAGTCTATAATCCATCTTTCCCCACCAAATTCACATACCATATCACAGGTTCCAGCTACTTTAAGCTCATCGGAAAATAAATGTACTTCAGCCTCAATTAAAGTTGGATTATGTGTTTCCCAAAAATCTACAAAACGTAAAACCATTTTCCAGATTTCAATGTTCATTTTGGGTAAACCATTAGCATCTAAATATTTAAGTTCTTCACCATTTAGATAAGATTCTATAAGCTCGTGTACCATAGTACCTTCTTCAGAAGCTTTTTTAACAATATAATCTGCTGTATATCCGTGTCGTTTTAGCCAATCTTCAAAATGTTTACCTTTAGGATAAGAATTTAGAATATAAGTAATTGAAGGATAATATTCTCCGTTACGTCTGTAGTATCTTGAATCTGGAAGAGTAATTTGTTTGTGATCCTTAGATACCTCTAGGATACGGTTATATGATTTTTTGATCATAGTGTGAGTTTTTTCTCCATTAAACCATAATAGGTTAGTGGAAGGGTGGACTGTATTAATTTAGTAAAATTTTTAAATCCTAATTCAGATGGATCTTTGCTGGATAGCTCAACTAGGTATACTTCTTTACCTTCTGCTAGTAACATTTCACAAAACTTTAGTGCCTGTTTAATAGCATCTTTATCTAAAGCAATGTATATTTTATCTATGGCTGAAGTTACTATACGTTTCATTAAATTAGGTTCAATATTTTTACCTAATAAAGGAATAGCATTTCGTTTAATTGCAATAGCATCAAATAGTCCCTCACATAGTACTATAGGAAGATTCCAATTGATTAAATGTTCATTTGGAATTATATCTCGACTAACTGAAGGATTTCTGTATTTTACATAAGGTTTTTCTTCAAAAGAACGAGCTGTAAAGTAATTTAAATTACCATCTTTATCATAAGTTGGTAATATAATCATGTTAGCATATAGTCCTTTAGAACAGTATCCAATATTATATTTTATGACATCATGGTAACTAATATTACGTTTTTTTAGGTAGATTAGCGCGTGTTTAGCCATGATATCATTTGGATCAGGACACGCTAGGCTAACATATTCCTCGGGTAAAGACACGGTATTTACCGTTTGAATATCTTTAAATGAGTAAGTAGAAGAGGATACTAAAGTCTTAGCTTTAGCTATATTTTCGGGAGTGGTCTTACATTGCTTAAATAAAGTATAAATACTACTTCCCCTCACATCACAGGCCCAACAGTGAAATGGATTTTTACCTTCTTTATTTTCCATCAAGTTAACCTCTAACTTGGGTTTGACATGATGACAAAAGGGGCAATGATAAGCATAGTTGTTATTGGCTGTAGGTTTTCCTATTCCTAAAACCGAGTTTACTAATGCTAATAGCAGTTGATTTACCATAACCCTTAAATATAATATATCGATTTTAGGAATCCAAAAAATCCTTGGAGAAAAATTTTCCTAAAATGTTGTTGTTAAACCAACCATTGGGTTGTTCTAAAACCTCGTATATAAATTGATATTTGATCTCAAAATACGTAAGCAATTTTTTGTTGCCAACTAATTTTAAAATAACTTTTTCAAACTCGTTATGTTTATTTTCAGCTAGTAATTTTTTAATTTCAGGTTCAGACCCATAGTATGTTTTCCAATCTGATTCTTTAGTTACTATTTTGGTAGTAGGTTTTCTACCTGGGCCTGTTTGTATAGCTATTTCTTTTTTTCCTAGCTTGGTTTTTTTATTGAAGTAAAGTACTTTTTTACCAATATAGGATTTACCTGTAGGGGTGTGAGTTACTTTATAAACAAAACCATATGTGTTTTCTGGGAATTGAGAGATATCCTCAATTGTACTATCATTATATAACCAATTCATGTTTAATTATTTATCAAAATTTATTAATATTGTAGTATCCGTAGTACGGGAAGTGAGAAGAGGTTTAGCTAGTTTAGCTACTGCTAATAAATTATAAGATTCATCATATAATCCAACAGTTGTAACATAAGGTGCAAAGAAAGAACCAGTTGCAAAACCATACAATTCTCCTTCACTGCCTGAAATTATAGTTGGGTTGTTAGAATAATTAAATTCGTCTGCTCCAATAGTACATTTATATTGTGTTTCAAATAGTTCATATGAACTTGAAAATGAACAAGTTACATTTGAACCTGTTATAAATGCTAATATAAAATCAGTATGTAATGAGGACATTATTTAATATTTGTTATAAATATTAGGGAAATAAATAATGATATTGTGAATGTTCACCCCAATAAGGATGAATTTTATATGTGTTATCTTTTCTATAAATGCTAAAATGAGAAGTAAAGTGAGAACCGTGATTTATGTGTACAGAAGGATTTTTACATTCCCATTGTTTTCTTACAAATTTTTGATCCTCTATCATTCCACTATTAGTTACTAAAGCATTTCCTAAAATAGAATGGAAGTGTTGAAGTGCATCTTCTACTTTCATAGTCATTTGATGCATTGGTTCATCATTTTGTCCTCGATATTGCCAACCTTCTTTATTTATACCCTCATAATTCATATTAGTCCATACTTCACCTTTACTAAAATTAGGGTAATCAAAATATCCTTCACCATACATAACATCATGTTCTAAAAAAGAAACATATTCATATTCACCCATTGTTTTTCCAACATATATACATTGTAGTATTTGTAACAATTGGTTTAGATGAGATGATGAACGATTCCAACTTGTTATTTGGTAGAAGGGATTATTGGGGATAGAATTCCAAACACATGTTATTATATCTGCTTTTCCTTCTGATGCTTTTTTAATGGTTTCTAGAGATTTTTGTACTGCGGGATGATTTGCAGTATCATTAGAATACCAAATTCCAAGTTTGTTTGTAGTAGATTTAGGATAAACAAACGTATCTCCTTCTTTAATTTTTTCTAAAATACCATTTACTTCAATTTCTAAATATTTTAATACTCCAGGTTGTGGATCCCCTATAATTTCATTAGATACTCTTAAGATTAATTTATCATTTTTTACAAGTGATTTTACCTTTTCAAGACAATTTGAGCCCCCATATGTTGCTCTATTTATTTTTAAACTAGACATGATTTTTCTGCTGTTTTTTGTACCCAATCCCAATAAAACCAATTGGCTACATTCTTTCTAGGTTCAGGGGAGTTATTATAAGGGAGTTCATTCATGTATTTTGCTTTATAAAATAAACCTGAATTATCATCTGTAACTCCTGCGTTATGCATAATATTCATTTTATGATAATCTACTTCAGAGGAAGTAGACCAACTAAAATCAAAATTAGGATGTGTAATTGTATTTTTACCCATTAGCCATCCTTTCCAAAGGACAGCCCACATATCAGAACACCATATTTGAAGTTCATGATATTGAGGATTTTCAGCTTTCTTTTGATTATTTAGTTCAGTTATTTCTTTGAACATTTTATCGCACTTTTCCTCTACCCAATTCCAATAATCATAATCTATTCCTTTCATTAAATATTGGGCCCCAATACAATTAAGTTCATTATCTTTAACTAATTGTTTATCTATTTCCATTATAGAACACATTTGTTCTAATACATCATCACCCTTACCTGCAATATAACCATGTGAAATATACCATCTTACATCTGATCCATACCAATTATCATCTTGCAACATTTCAGATGTAATCCAATCTTTAGGGGGGTTGGTAAAAATAATATCACAATCATGGTAAAAGATTGCATTATCTTGTAGATAGGGATGTTGTTGGAAATGTTGTTTTAGGATATTAGGACGGATAGAAGAAATATAATGTTTGTTTTCTCTTGTATCATCATAAAAGAAAAATCTAGCGGGATAAGTACTAGCTAATTTTTTCCAATCCTCAGGTATAATCCCATTCACTTTCCAACATACAATATCTATATCGTTAGGATTAACTCCCATAGACATAAAATTGTTTATCATAACTTCTACCTGCCATCTATAATAATTGTTGGCGGGTTGTGCCGAAACATAACGTAATTTTTTCATTTATTTTACAATGGTGGACTTTCAGTTGTAGTTGTTGTAGTTGGAGCAGCAGTAGTAGTTGTAGTTGTAGTTGTAGTAGTTGTAATAATAGTTGGGATCAC